TTGAAAAGACCGGAGGGAAAAGGACATGAAGAGGGTGCTTCTACTAGCCTTGCTCAGCTTAGAGGTAGTGGTGCTATTGCACAACTATCAGATATGGTCTTAGGTTTAGAACGTAACGGTCAAGCCGAAGACCCTGAAGAACGTAACACTACGTATGTACGTGTACTTAAGAACCGCTTCTGTGGGATCACTGGTCCGGCAGGTAGGTTGTTATTCAATCACGTTACAGGTAGGATGTTCGAACGTAATGACGAAGAGGAATTATAAAATGAGACAGATGCAATTAACTTCACTTGAAGCATACGATTCTATTCAGGATGTTTGCAGTGCTATGGAACAACGTATCTATGACACAGTAAAGTCAGCCGGAGATAACGGCTTAACTCTTGAAGAGATTTCCAATAAGACTGGAATCAAACTACAAACTGTATGTGGACGTAGGCTTAAGCTAGAACAACTAGGCTTCCTTGAAGACACAGGCAACCGTAGACAGAATGAGAGTGGACGTTCTGCTAAGGTGTGGATAGCTCGATGATTTACTTGGACATCGAGACTAACCTAGCACACGATACTATCTGGTGTGTTGTAACTAAGAAGGACGGACACACTACTGTGTGGACTGGACCTGAAGGGTTACAAGAATACATCAAGGGTAGTGACGTATGTGCACACAACTTGATAGGCTTCGATGCTCCTGTACTACGGAAGGTATGGGGTGTCACTATCCCAGTAAAGAATGCAGTAGATACACTTGTCATGTCACGCCTACTCAATCCTGTTATTGAAGGCGGTCACTCACTCAAGGCATGGGGCAAACGTCTTGGCTTTGATAAGATGGATTTCGATACGGAAGACTTCGACGGTGGTTTGACTGACGAGATGATCACCTACTGTAAGCGTGACGTTGACGTACTAGAGATGTTACACAAACACCTTGACGTAACAATCAACGCATGGAAAGACCCATCGCAATCTCTTGACCTAGAGTACCGTGTTGCAATGCACATGGCTCTGCAAGAACGCAATGGTTTCATGCTTGATCAACGCCTATGCACTGACCTACTAACCATGATGCGTGACCGTATGCTTACTATCACGATGGAACTACAGGAAGTATTCCCTCCTCTGGTACATGAGCGTTGGTCTGAGAAGACTGGTAAGCGCCTTAAGGATAAGGTGGAAGAGTTCAACGTAGGATCACGCAAGCAGATTGCATCCCGCCTACAGTCACTCGGTGTAGAGTTCACCAAGAAAACTGAGAAGGGTTCAATCATCGTAGACGAACCAACACTCAAGGCTATCAATCGTCCTGAAGCACAGCTCATTGCTGAGTACCTGATGCTACAGAAGCGTGTCGGTATGCTTGATAGTTGGATCGACAACTGCAAAGAGGATGGTCGTGTACATGGTCGTGTCAATCCTATTGGTACAATCACTGGTCGCATGGCTCACTACTCACCCAACATGGGGCAGATAACATCTGTCAAATCAGAGTATGGCAAAGAGTCTCGCATGTGTTGGACTGTACCTGATGGCTACAAGCTAGTCGGTACTGACCTATCAGGCATCGAGCTACGTTGTCTTGCTCACTACATGCAAGACGAGGCATACACACATGAACTATTGGAGGGCGACATACACACAGCCAACCAGAAAGCTGCGGGTCTTGACACCCGAGATCAAGCAAAGACTTTTATCTATGCGTTGCTCTATGGTGCAGGACCAGCGAAGATCGGAAGCATCGTTGGAGGCTCTGCTCAAAAGGGTAAGGCACTTATAGATAAGTTCATGGGTAACATGCCCGCACTTGAGAAGCTGTTACGTAAGGTGCAACGCTTAGCAGGTCAAGGCTTTGTTCCCGCACTGGATGGTAGACGTGTCATCATACGCAGTGAGCATGCTGCACTGAATAGCTTGCTCCAGTCGTGCGGTAGTATAATTGCAAAGCAGTGGTGCATCGAGGCACACAAGCTACTACGCAAAGCAAACATCGATTACAAACAGGTAGCATTTGTACACGATGAGATTCAGCTAGAGGTTCGAGAGGATCAAGCTGATAAGGCTGCCGAACTAATGGTCAAAGCTGCTGCACTAGCAGGAGATGCTTTAAACTTCCGTATCCCAGTGGATGCTGAAGCTAAGGTGGGTAACAACTGGTACGAGACCCACTAAAATAATACTTGACATGCAACTGAACGAGTATTATTATCTAGTCGTACCTAATCAAAGGAGAAACATTATGTCCCTAGTTAAATTCACAGACGTTACACTTTACTGGCCGTTCCTTTACGAGCGCAACGGTCTATCTGGTGCATTCCAAGTCGACATCTCTAATCTATCTGACGCTCAGGTAGAGAAGCTTGAAGACATGGGCATCAATGTGCGTAACAAAGGTGATGATCGCAACAACTTCTTGACAGCTAAGTCTAAAAACTTTGAGATCAAACCATACGACACATCAGGCAACGAGCTTAAGGGTGTTACAATTGGTAACGGTTCTAAAGCTACAATCGTGTTCGACGGATACTCTTGGAAGAACCCAGCGGGTAAGAAGGGAGTGTCAATGTCTATTAAGAAACTCATCGTGACCGACATGGTAGAGTACATCAGCGATGGTGTCTCTGCTGACGAAGAGATCGAAGAGGTTCTATAATGGATAGGGTAGCACTCATAGACGCTGACATGCTGTGCTATCGTATTGGCTTCGCTTGCGACAAGGAAGACGCAAGCGTTGCTACTAAGACGATGGATAAGTTTGTCACTGACCTTATTGGGACATTGGATGTCATCAACTGGGAGCTTTTCCTAACTGGAAAGGGTAACTTCCGTAATGAGATAGCCGTCACTGTTCCTTATAAGGGTAATCGTGCCGAGCTTAAGAAACCTGTACACCTTGAAACGCTACGTCAGTTCCTAGTTAATAACTGGGACGCTAGTGTAGCCGAAGGTCAGGAAGCAGACGACGCTATCGCTATACGTGCTACCCAATTAGGTGATGATGGTATTATCGTTAGCCTTGACAAAGACTTTGATCAGGTTCAAGGATGGCATTACAACTTTGTCAAGGACGAGATGTACTACGTCACTGCTGAGGAGGGGTTGCTCAACTTCTACATGCAGTTCTTAACTGGTGATCGCATAGATAACATTGTCGGTGTGAAAGGCATCGGCCCTGTTAAAGCGCATAAACTGTTAACTAATGCAGAGAGGGATCAGTATGAGATGTTCGCCGTCTGTGTTGAACACCTTGGTTACGAACGAGCAGTAGAAAATGGGCGACTCCTCTACCTTAGACGCGAGGAGAACGAACTATGGAACCCACCAACGAAGGCAACATCTTCAAGTACAGTTTCTTCTACGAACACGACGACGGAGACGACTCCACAGTCTACAAAGCAAGAAGCATGTTCCTAGAAGACGTACTTACAGACTTCTGTGCATTCCTTCATGATGAGCGTGTTGGTTTTGTTAATGACATTACCTTCATCATTCATGACGGTAACAAAGGAGACTTGAGAGTTCTATGTCAAGCACCAAAGAACATCATTGGGTAGGTGTCGAGCCTGACCCAGATAAATACTACGGCTTCGTGTATCAGATTACCAACAACGTAACAGGTAAGAGATACATAGGCCGTAAGTTTTATCACACCTACGTCAAGAAGAAGAAATCAAAAGAATCTAATTGGCGCAAGTATCAGAGTTCTTCTGATCACATCAAAGCAGACATAAAGAAACTGGGTAAAGATAATTTCACATTTGAAATCTTAGCTCAGTATCACACACGAAGTAACGTAATGTATTATGAGTGTAACTACCAACACAAACTCGATGTACTCACAGAACGAGATGAGAACGGAGAACGTACTTGGTATAACGCACGTATTGATGCAGTAAGATTCGTCCCTGTCGACGAGAAATCTAAATACGGAAACGAAGATGATTAAACACATGGTCATACCTGATACGCAGGTTAAACCCAACGGTACTGTCGAGCACTTACGGTGGGCAGGACAGTACGCAGTTGATAAGAAGCCTGACGTAATCATACACCTTGGTGATCACTGGGACATGCCTTCGCTATCTGTCTATGACATTGGTAAGAAGTCTTTCGAAGGACGACGCTACGCTGATGACATAGCTTCAGGTATCTCTGGCATGGAGACGTTCATGGCTCCGATACTTGAAGAGCAAGAACGCCTACGCATCAACAAGAAGAAGCGTTGGAATCCACGCCTTGTCTTTACATTAGGCAATCATGAGCAACGCATTGAGCGTGCCATTGAATCTGATGCAAAGCTTGAAGGGTTAATTGGATACCAAGATTTAAAACTAGAAGAGATGGGGTGGGAAGTCTATGGATTCCTCGAGCCTGTTGTGGTCGATGGTATTGTTTATTGTCATTACTTTACTAGTGGCGTTATGGGCCGACCAGT